TGAACGATCTCGTTCTGTGCTCGATTCGTGACTACCTGGGATCCACGGGGCACCGCGAGGCCGTTGACGGCTTCCTGGAGCAGGCTCGAGAGCAGTACCGCGTCGCCCTCGACAAGCTGGCCGATCTCTGAGTAATACTCGGAGGTCTTGACCCACTACCTTACGGTCGAGGACGTCTGCCGGATCAACGAGGCCGAGGTCGGTCCCAATATGTTGGCTGACTTCGGCCTTGTTGAATCCGCCGTTCTACGTCCGCAGCAATCTGTGGGGAGTCGAGATGCGTATCCGGGTCTCCATTCGAAGGCGGCAGCGCTCTTCCATTCCCTTGCGAATAATCACGCCTTCGTGGACGGGAACAAGCGGACGGCCGTCCTGGCGTTGATCGTTTTCTACAACCTGAACGGCTGGCAACTCAGCGTCGAACAGGATTGGCTCATTCATTTCGCCCTCACGACCGTCCAGCAGCGCCTGGGGGCGCCAGAGATCGCTGCTCGACTGTCCTCTTGGGTTATTCCTCTCCCGCCGCCCGTCGATTAGCTCGGGATAGCAGACCCCACCGAGTGGGACCCCTCCGTATGTCTTCGCCCATCCTCTCGGGTGCCGGATACGTCGGGCCATGACGCGGCGGAAGCTGCTTCGCCTCGTCGAAATCGCCGAGCTTCTCGGCGTGACCAAGCAGCGGGCGCACCAGATCGCCGAGGAAGAGGGGTTCCCCGCTCCGCTCGCCGAGGATGCTCGAGGACGGCAGTGGGATCGGCGCGAGGTCAAGGCCTGGGCTAGGCGATGGCGGATGGAAAAGCCCTGGCGATAGCGGTTCCTAGGCGCCGATCACCCGTTAACGATTTCTCGACATGTACCCAGCAGCGAGGCACACGGCGCCAATGCCGCCAAGAACCAGGAAATAGACGGCGCCGACGCCCGGATGTCCAACCTCCTCATAGCAAAAGCTAAAACCTGGTCGGACGCAAGTCTTGTGTGTTGCAAACCCGATCCACAACGCACCGCCGATCAGGATCAGCGCAACCCCCGCCACAAACCAACCGAACCCTTTGGCGCCCACCGCGCCTTTGGGCACTCCGCCTGTTTCGGTCTGCTGTTGCATGGCTCGTTCCCCTTCCGTCTGTTTAACCCTTTCGGCCCGTAGGCCTTAAGGCTTTAGGGGCTCAAGTCCGCCCGTCCGGGATCGGCGAGAGGTCAAAGCGTGGGGAAGGTTTGGCGCCGTTCCAAGCCGTGGCGCTAGCCCGCGTCACCAGAACTTGATCGTCTTGCCGACCAGTTCCTTCGCTCGGTCGAACGCCATGATCGAAGCCATCGCCAGGTCGATCCTGCGGGGGCTCTTCTTGAAGTCCTTGACGATCCGCTCCCCTCGAGGATCTGCCTTGATGATGGCATGGGCCATGTGGAGCGCGAGCTCCGGGTTCCCGTCGTGGGTCAGGGCCTTGTTCACCACGGCCTCGTAGAACGAGTTGGTGGCCGGCGACAGACGCCCAGGCGTCTGCGGGTACTCGAGCACCGGGAACCCTTCGCCGAGCAGGACCTGCAGCGAGCGCGTCCACCGGAACGGGTCGGCCACGATCGAGACGACCTGCCGCTCCTTGCACGCCTCCCGGATCCGTTCCTCAACGTCCAGGACCGGGACGGGGTTCCCCAACGTGGGCTGCCACCACTCGATCACCTCGACGTGTGGGGTGTCCTCGACGGAGACAGCCACCAGGGCCGTGACGTCGCCCGTGGCGGAGCCGTCCAGGCCCAGGACCCACATCTCAGCCCGTTCGCGCTCGGGATCGGCGCAAGCGGCCCACAGGTCGGGTGCCATCCACTGGTGCATCGTGTCCTCCGCCCACTGCCCGAGTCTCTTCCGGCGATAGGTGGCCTCGCGGAGCTTCGGAGGGAGTAGGGCCTTCATCGAATCCCGATGGATCAGGTCGTCCAGGGCAGGGTTCGCCAGCTCCCAGCAGTGCTCGCACTCGACCGGGTGATCCTCGGGGGCCGTGTACTCGAAGAAGACGAACGACGGGTCCTCGTTCGCGAGGGCGCCCATGCGCAGGTCCCACATCACCGAATCCTCGCGGGAGTTCGAGGGGGTCCCGATCATCAGCGTCAGAGAGTGATCCCGCTTCCCGGTCGCCGCGGCGATCACCTCGTACGTCTCGCGGGTCACCACACCGATCTCGTCGATGATGGCCGTGCTGGGGTCGAGACCCTCGAGGCGGTGGGCCTCGGCGGGCAGCACTTGGAACGTGGAACCCGATCCGGGAACGTAGAGATGGTCGCGGAAGACCTGGGTGCGCTCGAGCAGCGGCTTGGACAATTCGGTCATCCGCACCGCGGTGTTGAACACGATGCCGGCCTGGCGCTCGTCGGCGGCCACCACCACCACAGACGCGTCGTCCACCCCGTCGGCATGGAGGGCGTACAGGCCGATCGCGCTCGCCATAGCGGACTTGCCCTGACCCCGTGGCATCGACCACAGAGCGAACCGTGGCCTGGGGTCGGGATCGAACACCTCGCCGAACCGATCTCGTTGCCAGGGGCGGACCACCATGTGCTTTCTGGCACCGGTTCCCTTCGGCATCACGATGAACCGCTCACAGAAGGCCACCACACGGGCACCGCCAGCCTTCGGGAGCCGTCCTAGGGGCAACGGAGAGCCATCTACGGCCGCCCTGGGGCCGAATCGGCTCGGGATTGCGATCCGGTGCCTGGAGGCGCTCCGAGGCTCGGAATCCGGCGAACCGGCCAATCCCGGCGCGGCACTGGGATCTCTTGGTGGGGGGGCCTTCAAAACTTTTCGATCAACCGATGGCGACATCGTTCGACTTCTCGCTCGCGGTCCGAGTGATGGCATCGACGGCGCTCACTCCATCGCTCTTAGCTCTGTTGCACTTGAAGCACGCGACGGTCAGGTTCTCTCTGCGGTTCGTACCACCACGAGACAGCGGGACGATGTGGTCGATGGTGAGGTCATTGCCCTTGGTGGCTGGGCTGCCGCAGTACGTACACCACGGCTGCTCGATCTTCATGCGGTGAGCCATCTTCCGGGCACGGGTTCCACTGCGGGCGGACACGGGGATGGTGTGCTCGGGGCACCGGTGGGCACCCGTCACCACCCTGGGGCATCCCTCATAGGCACAGGACCGGGGCAGGGACATGGACCTAGGGGGGACACCCTTCGGCATCCCCCCGGATGAGGCCGAGGGAGTAAGGGTAGTCAGCGACCCCCCGGGGGCCCGACCTCAACCATTCGTCCATGGAAACCCCCCAGGTCCTAGCGAACATGGAGACGGGCCACCGTGAGCCGAGGAGTGCGGTGCACGACGTCGTGCACGTCTACGTCGCCCCGCACGGCCATGACCCTGGCGGTGGAATAGGCGGGGAACGCGACCAAGCTGATCTCGATGAGCCTCGCCTTCACGCGTTCGACGATGGTCCGATCCGGGCTCCAGCGATCCTCGACCGGGACGAACCCGATGGACAAGCCGCTGACTGCGCCATCACGGACGAGCGTGAGCGCTTCGTCTCCTTGCCGCGTCTCGGACACCCTGAGTTCCGCTTCAAGCCCTGCTGGCGTATCGGTGAGACTCAAGGCTCTACCGATCGGCAGGGATTCCCGGTCGTGCACGGTGGTGAGGGGGACGTTCGCGGGATCTGCGTCGGCGAATGCACCGGGGACAAACGTCTCGGTGTAGCCGCCGATCTTTGTCGGGGTGTCGTAGGGGACGACGGTACCGACGATCGTCCTGCCGTCTGCGCGGAGCTCCAGCGTGATGGGTGAGGTCCTTGTCTCAATCATGATCCGGTCCCTTCGACGGCCTGGAGATTCGGTGGGCTGGTCGCCGCGTCCATGGGCGGTAGGTCTTCGAGGGCGCGCACCTCGTCGATCGTCAGGAAGCCCGACTCCAAGGCCACGGCGTGAGCGTCGTACCGTTCCTTGGTCGTGCCACGGAGGAGCGCATTCACGTTGAACTTGACCGACTGCCCCCGGGGCAGCAGCGCACCGATCGCCGTCTCGAGGCGAACGATCCACGGCGTGAGCGAGTAGCGGACGAAATCCAACGCCCTGCCTTCCACGGTGGCGTATGTCAGCGAGTTGCCAGCCTCACCACCGATCATCTCCGGGGGCACACCGAACGTCCTTGCGATCTCGGCGACTCCGAGCTTGCGGGACTCGATGAACTGCGCCTCGTTGGCGTTCACGGACAGGCTCTGCCACTTGACACCTTCACCGGTGACGACCAGTGGGTCCCGGTTGCCATGTGTGGCCGCGTAGATCTTGTGCTTCGCGTACGCGACTTGGTCCTCGGACAGGCCGGTCTCGACGCTCAGGATGCCGCTTGGTGTTGCTCCGGATCGGAAGAACTCGCGTCCATACCGTTGGGTCGCCAGGCCGAGCCCAACCGTCTCCGCCGCGTAGCTGATGGGAGACAGTCCGACCGGAGAGCCGGGGAACGGGAAGGCGCGGACGTGCCATACGTCACCAGGGTCGATGACGCGGCCTTTGTAGCGATAGGTGATCGAACCGTTCGCCTCGACGTTCACGGTCAAGTTATCTGGGTTGACGAGCTCAACCTGTGCCGGCGTGAGCCTCGGACCCGAGCGTGCGGTGATGAGGCCGTACGCGTTGCCGCGGAGGAGGAGGGACACCATCGTCATGTACAACCACTCCACGAGGGAGGTGTTCGCCGCTGGGGAGACCAGAAGCGGCGGGACGGGGATCTCCTCTTCTCCGCGGAACACGTCAACCGGCAATGTGCTCACCGTGTCGCTTAGCAACCGGATGCACGCCCACACGGCGCTCAAACGCAATGCTGTATCCGGTGTCACCGCGATATCAGCGTATGAACCCGAGTCAGTCAGTTCACTTGGCACGATGAACTGCTGGTCCCGGGTCTCGACCTTGCGCGAGAAGAGGCCCATTGGTTAGGACCTCTTCCGCTTCACTTCGATCAGGTTCCCCGCCGAGATGAACTGCTCGACGTCGGAACGTTCAACCTCGAAGGTCTCGCCGGCGCGGTACACCCGGTCGTTCGCCACGAAGCTGACGTTCTCGGGAACCGTGACTGTCACTTTCGCCATGGTTCCTCCTTGCTACGTGGCCGCGATTCGGCGAGCACCCTCCGCCTGACGCACGTGATAGAGGGCGCTCACTTCGACCCTGAGTTGTGTGACATTGCTGGCGAATCCCGAAAATGGATCTGCATCGAACCTCATGCTCCCGAGATACAGGACGCCCAACATTTCGGGGTCGAGCAGATACTTTGGATCTGCCCCACCACCGATGCGCCCAACGACGGTCGTCCCCCACAGCGGCGATCCGGTACCCGAGTCCCTCGAGGCGAACACGTAGCCGCCGGCGTCGGCAGTCAGATCCAACGTCGCAGCGTCCGTCGGGTTGAGCATTAGGATCGTCGGGTTGGCCCCGGTACCGCGCATCGTTGCGATGCCGTTGCGAACCTGGTCGATGATGGTCGTGCCAGTCGTGCCGAACGGCGGTGCGGCCGCCACGATTTGCGCCAAGATATGGTTGTCCAGCGCCTTGCCAACCTGGAAACTGCCCTCGGAATTGAGGAACGCCGTGAATGCGGGGATCGACTCCAAAACTGCATTTGGAATTCCCGGCAGGACGACGGCGAACTGGACCAAATCCTCGGTCACTGCCGCAACCGTGGTATCCAACGTTGCCTTAGCCGCGACGCTGTTCAAGTTCCTCTGCACGGTACCGGTCAACGTGCGAGCGGACTGACGGAAGTCCAGGATCGACGATGTGGTGCCGGCATCGGTTGTTGGGAGTCGGGGGTACAGGAACCTTGTGTCCTGACCGAGAGGTGACACGAACCCCGGTGCCCTGGCCCACGAGGCCACGGCAGGGACGGTCTGCGCTCGGGTCTCGAGGAGGTCGGACGCCGGGATCGTCACGGACGGGTTCGTCTTCAGGTTGAACCCACGCTCTAGGACGACGTCGGCGAGCGTTCGAGTCTGTACTTCGGGCTCCCTGGTGCTCTGCGCCCTGATCTCGGCGATCTCTTTCTCGAGGTGCTGCTCGACATCGGCGTCGAGTTCGGCGACCTCATCGAGGCGGGTGCGGTGTTCGGCGGCCTCTTCGGCCGTCAGGTCGCGCTCTTCTTCCTGGGCGCGGGTCAGGATCTCGGCTGCGGCGGTTCGCGCTTCCTCGCGCTTAGCTCGCAGCTGGTCTAGTGCGGGCATAGAAATGCCTCCTCATCCGAGGAGGCCATCTCGTAGTTGCAACGATACTGCAGTTGCCAGTCGATTGCAACTAGGGAACCTTGGTGCTCTAGTTGGGCCCACTGCAAACCTTCCAA